AAATTCATATTTATTCATTAATAACGTCCTTTCGCAACTGTTACGTCAATCGTTGTATAAAATATTTGAGCATCGTCTTGACTCACTTCAACAGCTTTATTTTCTCCGGCTGATATTGGAGCAGGAAGCATGATGGTGGTTTCTGGAGGAAGCATGAATATTCTAGCGGAATCGGTGGATACATTCATACTTACGGTCTTGGTGTTTGTAGCTCCCCAAATCAAATGCGTTTTTCCCGCTCCGGGAGCATCCAGAGAACTGTCAGTAAAACCGTCTCCGTTGTCGTATGTATGTACTTTTAACTCTCTTAATTCTTTTCCGTATGGCATTTTATAATTCCTTAATATAGTTTCAATTCACAAGGCTTATAATCTTCCAAATATAATTCGGATATATCCGAAAAATTATAAAATAATTTGTTGTTCTTAATTTCTTCTTTTGCTTTAGTAAAATCATCTTGCGAAGGAACCCAATCTTTGGAACAGTCCAACTCTTGGTTATCTTCGATTATTCTACTTTTAAATGTCAAACCCCCTAAAACCTCTTTCTCATAACCTTTTATAATTTTTGGAGGGTTACCAAGTAAACTTTCCAAAAAAGTATTTACACGAGCTAGACACCATTCGGACATAGAATATCCAGCATAATTATAATATTGTGCCGAATTTAAATAAACCTGCTTTAATTGAGAAAGGGTTACTTTTTTGTCTTTTGGTGAAATTTTATTATGAGAGCGAACCTTTGACCTTAAAACGCCAATTAGGTTAGAAGAAAACTTGGCAGCTAAAATGTCGTTGTCTTCTGTTTCGGGCATAGTTCTGTAATATATATACACTTAAATAAATAATTTTTATAAAAAAAAGACCCACACATTAGTGTGGGCTTGCTTATTTTATGTATTTAGCTTTTACTCTTCGCCATCACCCTTCAAAGTAGGGAAGGGTACGTTGACGTTGACAAGAGGAGCTGTTACAGAAACGCCGCTTTTTCCAGCAGTTGCGTCAAGAACAGCATTCTTGTTTGCTGCACCCCCTACCGTAACGGAAGGAAGCTTTTGCGAGAAGGCGCATCCTACTGAAAAAACAGCAATAAATGCACCAGTTGCTACGAGTTTAATAATGTTACTATTCATAGTACGGTTCTATAGTAACACGGTTTTGGAATTTAGTCAACTTTTTTTAGCAAAAAAATCTTAATTACTCTTGTATTATTGCCGAAGAAATTTTCAATGTTTTTATCAACAGGAAAGCACAACCAATGAGCTTGCCCCTTTAGATAGTTCGCGGCAACCAATACCAATGCCACATCAACTTCGGAATCAAGTTCTTCTAGTTTTTTAATTTTTACTACTTTAAAACCATTGTTTTCAATGACCCGATATACCTCAGAGGGGAAGGTTATTTGAACTGTATCGTAGTGGAACAAAGACAACAAAACCCTAGACATATTGCCAGACTTTTGAATTTCTCTTGAGATGTTTTCTCTTCCTAAATTTATATTAAGCTCTTTAAATGCTTTGTTTAAAGCTGTAGGCCCGCAGGATGCGTAATGCCGATAGTAGAAGCCGTCTTTATCCGTTTCGACCTTATCTGGATTAAAAATACTACAACTCCAGTTTAAGAGGCAAATGGATACAATCAAATAAAACTTGAAAAAATTAAAGCGCATTTTTCAAGAGGATATAAGTTAAAAATAAAGAAAAGGCGGAGAACCCGATTATTCCCCCCATTACGCAAGATAAAGCTAGTTGCCTCCAATTTATTTGGGGCTGCGTAAGCTTTGTTTTTGTTTCTTTGGGTGCAGACTTAGTTTTCTTGGGTCTTAGCAGATACCAATCTCCTCTTTTTTTAAAGGCCCAAGTTTCCCCCTTCTGGCTCCCCCACCACTTTATATTCTCTTTGTTTAGTATTTTCATTTTGCGTATAGTTACCATTTAAGAGAGCATTAAGATTTCTCTTGTAGGTCTCTTTCTCTATTTCGAGGCGTTGTATGATGATGACTCTTTGCTTGTCTCTGTAATTAAGCATTATATTTTTAAGCATAAGCTCAGAGTTCTGTTTCATGATTTCGTTTTTTTCTATTGAGTTAGAAATATCAAAAAATATGAAAACAAAAAATGCCGCAACAGAAGTCACGGCAAAAACTAATATTTCGTTTAAGTATTTATTTAAAAGTTTCAAAAACCCGTTTTTTAATAATATCAATTTGTTTATTAATGTTTTCATTATTTATTACACTCAAAATGGTATATAATATGATAAAGACAGATACAGCAGCAAAAGCGAGTATTGCTTTACCATCGTGCGTTTTGGTCATTTTGCCCCTCATAGATGCTCTATTTGGATAAAAACAATGAGGAGGCGCGGGATTACCCCTAGTTCCACTTTTTTGTTTTATTTTCATAACAACACAGATATTTAACGTAAATATCGCGCTGCTATTATTACACTTAAAAAATTAAAAAACCCCCGTAAGAAAGAAATCTTACGAGGGCTAGGCTGGAGAGATGAAGCTAAGGACCGCTCCGTTTGGCTTGGAATGACGAGGCCTTATTACTCTCTGGGGATACCCCCAGCATACCAACCTTCGGGGAGTTTCATCTTATTTTTAGAAAGAGTCCACTCTCCATTTTTGAGGACATAAACTCTGCCCTCAACGTCTGGTCCAATCCGAACTAAATCAGATTGAGTGTCTACGAATACAACTCGCGTTGACCCACAGCCAGACAAAACTAACAAGCTAATCAGAAGTATTAGAATCTTCATTCTTTTTAACTTTCTTTTCTTGCTCTTCTATACGCTTACGCCACCTGTCTTTAAGACTTTGTGGTGTGGCATCAGCGTCTCCACCCTTGGTATCCTTTTTTGCTTCCGAGGTTAACCAATCTAGGATAGCCTTAATTAAGGCTGTCAACCACATTAGTTACTTAGCCTTTCTTGGCCAAACCTCTGGAAACGGTATAACCTACAGCGCCAAGTGCAGCAACTACAAAGCCAAAGACCTTGTTTGCTGTACCAGCAGAATCTGGGTCTACAACATCAGCGCCCCAAAGCAGAGATGCCAAAACCGTAAGACTTGTAAGCCAAAATTCCGTAGTTTTCCAGCCGGGTTTAATATCATTGTTTTTAGTAGCCATAATAATATTCCTGTATTCTTTGTTTACTCGATTCGAGCAAAGTTTTCAAAAATAAATGTTAAATATTAAATTAATTAATTATCTATTCGCTGCGAGCTTTTTTAACTCTTCCATTTTTTGCACCGGATTTCCCAGTCCTCCGATAAGAGTATAAACAGTTAAGGAGGGTTTATCTCCACTGTAAATTCCCCTATGGACAACGCTATGGGGTCCAAGTATTCTAGTAAGTTGGTCGAATGCTCTGTCAAAATGCTCCTGCGGAACTTCATCTAAAACATCTTTTCCGCCAATCATAATCACTCCAGCAGAATTTCCAGTACTTAAATCTACGCCTCCAGAGAGAATATTATTCCTTAGATTTTCTCTAACAGTCTTAGATATGTCAGAAGGGTTTTCCCACTGTGGAACTGGAGCAGCGCCAAATACGATTAGTCCCGTATCTAGCAATTGCTTATAATCATTTGCATCAAAAGAAGAGTAGCTACTGTCTTTAGATGCCAGTAGATTAAACAAATGAAATAATCCAGCGGTACTGCTATTTGCCGTTCTCCAAAATTGAGAAACTGAAAGTCCGGGATAAAGCTGATGAACCTTTTCATTATCTAATATAATCAGAGGGGAAACAGTTCCGTTATTCACCATGTTTAAAACTTTAGTCAAAGTTGCAGCCGCATTCTCATTTACTTTTTGCCCTTCAGAATGTTTTGGCAATGCTAAAATACAACCAACTTTTTTTGTTCCAGAATTAACAATTTCCTGCAACTCTTGAGCAACAGACAATAAGGGAGAAACGATTCCCGCTCCTGAGCCACCTCCTGCGCCAGCACAAACAAAGATTCTGTCTATGTCGCTGCCCCAAGAATCTCTCATAAAATCTAAGACATCTTCTTTCTTTTCGTTAAAGAGTTTTTCTGCAACGGCAGGATTTTTTCCAGCTCCCCCATCACCGATACAAAGCTTATTGTTTAGCTTGATTGTATTTAAATCTTGCTGTGCCGTATTGATGGCCGCAAGTTTTCTATAGCCTAAATTATAAAAAGCTTCAGCGATTCTAGAACCGCCTTGGCCCGCTCCAATAAAGGCAAACTTAAATGCAGCCTCACATTCGTCCTTAACCTCGTCTACTTTTTTCTCTGTAACAGGCAAGGGGATTTCGGGAATAGAAACATCTATGTCTCCACCCATGTTGTATGAAATAATATCTTCGTCCATTTTTTAATCCTTTGTACTAGCTTTCAAAACAGCAGCTAGATAGTTGTCTACCTGATGGTTTAAAGCGATTTCACTAACTTCACTTACTCTTTCTTTGTCGCTGTCAACTGGATTGTCCAAGTATTTAGAAGCATTGGACTTCCAGTTTTGAGGCTCCTCGTTAGCCATAATCAATTCAGTTATGTCTTGAGCCACGGCCTTTTGTTTATTGGTCATTCTCTTTATCGAATGTTTATCTCTTAGAAGTTTTTCCACTTCAGAGTTTAGTTGACCAGCCAAAATTAAATTGTTTTTGATTTTTTCTAAACTGAAAACCTCTTGTGCCAACGAAGGGGAAGAATCCATATTGTCTGAAGGCTCCCTTTCAGATTGTTGAGGGGTTTCGTCTGTCCCTTCTGGTCTGCCCCCTTCTTGTTTAGGTTCGTCTTCCTCGTCGTCTTTATCGCCCGTTTTTGCACCACCAATAATTGGTTGGTATAGTCCCGAATCTTTAAGCTCTTTAAAGTTTTGTTGAGACTCAATCGATTCTTCTATTGTGGGTAACTTGCCAGTTTCTAGCGCAGTAACACCCTCTTCCGCAGTTAGAATTCCTAGCTCAATGAGTCTAGTATAAACTCTTGCGTAATTTAGCCCGTCTCTTAAGTCAATATCTTCAAAGTAAGGGGTCGGGTAATTTTTGAACCCTAGCCCCTTGCAAATATTCTTGATTTCAGGAAACAAGAATTCATCAATAAAAGTTTCCCGAGCTTGCTTTAATCTTTCGATAAATATTTTTACTTTTACGCTCGTGTCTGCAAACTTTTCTCCCTCACCAAATAAAATGTTATTTAAACCGAGCCGAATATCTCTATCAAAAATTTCGTACTTTTGAGGAGTTAAAAGGTCAGCAATTCTGGGGACCACAAATTCTGCTTTGGTTGTATAGTCTGCAATCAATACCCTACCTACAGATTCGTTGGTAAATAAACTTTGCATTGCTTGAAGGTTTTTTTGGTTTACTCCGCCTTTGTCTGGCTCGGTTCCCATTGTTACCAACAGAATGGCTTGCTGCATGGTGCGAGCAATAGCCATATCTATTTTTTTCATTTCATACTTGGCGTTGATATCCTCTAAAACTGGATATCCCATTGGAACAGAGAACGGCTCGTAATCTTGTTTTTTGTAAAAGACGCCAAGCACTTTAGTTGGGTCTAAAGGTAGCATTATTGTACTAGTCTTACCCTTGAGTTGCTTTTTAACATCTTCGGGCAGATTATTTACAATTTCCAAATCCTCTTCTGTTTCAGGGTTTCTTAGCCGATGTAATTCATAGTCAGTAACAAGCTTTGTGTATCTTCCCGTCGAAAAGGAAAGGTTGCCCGTGAGTCTAATATCTGCTGGGTTTAAAATTATATATTTGGTTGGTATAGTTGCATCTGCTTCTGCTAACAAAGACTTTGATGTGCCAAATGTTTGGGTAATTCTTTTGAGGTCTTCTGATTGCAACGGAGAGGCGTACCTGTAAATAAATACATTTCCGGAGCGGTAATACTCGCGGAAAAATCTATCCATAAAATTAGTTAAATTTATTTTCTTAAATAGGGCCTCTAAGAACTTTCTTGATTTTTTGCTTCCGCCCCGAAAGTAAATGTTACTGACAGAGAACTCTGTCATCATATCAATCGTGCTTCTAAAAACCGCAAAATTGTAGTAAGCCTTTTGGCAAAGCTTAACAGTATCTCTTACATCAATGGTACTTGTGTTAGAGCCAGCGCTTCCCGTGGAATACTTAAACGGAACCATGCCGTCTTCAATATTCTTGAATCTATCGCTCCTAGTAATAGAAGAGGCGGCGTTGCGGCGACTTCTTGTTGAGCTACCGGCTGTCGAGCCCATAGATACCATCAACGGTGAAGTTTCTTTATCTTCTTGCGTTTTAGCTTTAGAAGTGGAGGATGTATTCTTTTTAGCGCTCATTTTGAATTAAATTTACGCAATATATTACACTAAAACCTCTTAGAAGTCAAATAAGAAGCAAAATAAAATAAAATTTAATTTAGAAGGTACTTAAAGATACTCTTTTCCAAGTATTTGTTGCAGTACATACATAAATATAATTAGCATCTACAGCAATTTGCCCTGCAACTCCGGCCGAGTTATTATAAGCTGGAGCGTCTCCGGTAAGAATTACTTCGCTGAATTG